ATGGGAAAAATCATTTACATGGAAGATAGAATAAATGGGCTGCACTGCTACACCCCAGAAATGGGGCAGCGCAAGCCAGAAGTTAAGATGGAAGCCAGCCTTTCATATTATGGCAAACATTATTTTGTTGATACCCCGCTTGAATTAAAAGGCAGGGGCATTACGGAAATTGAAGCCCACTGGATTGATGGTTGCCAGAAGAAAATTGAAAACTGGCGCAGCTACCGGGTCACAAAGGCGACTTTTGAAAAATTAAAAGCGCAATATCCAATTTCAATGGAATGTTGCCTTGACTAATAACTGCACGGGCGGCGCTGCTGCCGCCCAGAAAGAATGGTGATAATATATGGGAAAATCTTATAATAGACGTTTCAGAAAGAACGGGCTTTCATTCATGGTGCAGGACACGCACCCGGCAGACCGGAAAAGTGATACTGATAAATACTATCTGACAGTAAACAAAGGCGGCATATACAAGATTGTGTATGACAGTATCACATGGGAAATACCAAAGTTTCCAACTATACACGCAGCCCAGTTCTGGGCGCTTACCAGTTCTGATTTTATCGGCACAATGTAAAATGCTTTTATCTTACGGAAGTATACATATTATACAATTATACTTCCGTAAGTTTGTGCATTGTGTCTATTGCTTTTATACTTCCGTAAGTATATAATAAAGACAGTTAAAGAAATACAGAACACGGAGGGCAAAGCAATGACAGTAAAACTTCAAGGAATATATAACAAGCAGGAAGCAAAGGCAGTAAAAGAATTAAAGACCGGGGACGTTATCATGTGGAACTACGGATATACAAGCACCGTGGTTGACCTTATCCCAAGCAAGACCGGAAAGACAATCACTTGTCTTCTGAAAAGCAATCAAGATGGCGTTGTCCGTGAAAGAAAAATGGGTGCAGAAAGACTGGTTGCTATTGCATAGCAGCCAGCCGGAAAGAAAGGTGGAATGAATGATGGAAGCAAAAATGATGATAGCTGGAAGCTTTGATGAATTTGTGGAAAAGATAACGCAGGCAGAACGCAAAGCGCTTAACACTCCTTTTGGGCAGGAAATAACAGAACGGCTTCTGAAAATGAAACTGGAAGAAAACCCAGATATGACAGTGGAAGAATGGCAGGACACAAAAAGTCAGTTCTTGACTTTCCTTTTCGCAATGTTCGTGAAAGAAACGCCGCAGGCTATGGCAGAACTTGCCCAGCATACATGGGACGAATTGCAAGCAAAAGAAGTATAATGCAACCGGGCGGCATTGCTGCCGCCCAGAAAGAATGGTGAATGACTATGAAAACAGATATTGTTATTTGCAGTAAGTGTAATGGTTCCGGCAAATTCATTTATAAATCCGGCATGACTGGTCCTTGCTACCAGTGCAACGGCAAAGGCTCTGTGAAGCGCATACCTCACAAGTCTTTTCAAATCTCCATTGTGGACAATGACGGTGTGCGGATTGATTGGCTGAATGTTAATGCAGGAAGTGAAAATGCAGCTGTCAGCAAAGCCCGTGTGATTGCTGCCCGTGGCTGCTATAAAGACCAGATAGGCAGTATCAAAGCTGTTGAAAACGGCATTGATTACACATATAAACCGATATAACGCCGTATTTGCCCCCGTAAACGCAAAAAGACCGCAAGTGGTGTATTTCTCCACTTACGGTCTTTTCTTCTCATTCTGGTTTATTCTGCAAAGCGTCAGCGGCATTATTTAAGGTTTGCCAGCGTGTTTCCCTCTTCGTCAACAATCTTCGTGACTTCTGCCGCCATCTTCTCTGCTTCTTCCTTTGTCACGCTCCCGGTAATGTTCCCGGCTGCGTCGTAAAGGTTCACTGTGCCGTCTGCGTTGGTTTCCGTGGCACCCTCCGGCACATTGTCTGTGGCAATAGCCACTTTCTCTGTTGTTGTCACTGGCGCCGTGGTGTTAATCACTACCGTTGCAGCTGGTGTGGCTGTGAGTGCTTCCAGTGGTTCTGCGGTGTTGCTTTCTTTCTCTCCGGCTTTCATGGCATTGTATGCCGCCTGCGCAATAGCTTTCAGCTGGTCTTCTGTGACATTCAGCCCGGCTTCATCAGCAATCTTCTTCAACTGCTCCACAACTGCTGCCATCTTCTCTTCCCCGGTCTTATCCTTTTTGAACTCTTTTGCCCATTCCACAAACTTTGCTGCCCACTCTGACAATTCGCCCAGCTTGTCTGTTACAGTCTTTGGAATGTTTGGGCAAACGTACTTTCCAATCAAGAACGCCCCCAGTGTTACGGCAAAATATACAGCTGCATAAATTACATTATCCATTGTTTTTTCCTCCTGTTGATTATGCAGGCAGCTTTAATGTCTGCCCAGCGTAAATGGTGTTACTTGTAAGACCGTTCATGGTCTTAATTTCATTGTATCTGGAACCGTCGCCCAGCTGCTTTGCTGCGATTGCCCAAAGGCTGTCACCGCTCTTCACGGTGTATGTACGCACGCCGCTTCCCGGAATTTTGATTTTCTGCCCAACACTAATGACGTTAGGGTTTGCAATTCCGTTGTAGCTTGCTAACTTCTGGTATGTGGTGCCATACTTTGCAGCAATGCCAGAAAGTGTGTCACCTCTCTGCACGGTGTATACCTGTTCCCCGGCTGTTCCCTGTGCAGGCTGTGCAGGTGCCGCAGGCTTTGCAGGTTCGCTTGTTGCTTTCTTTGAGAAGTCCGGCACGCCATAACCTCTGATATAACGCCCGTTGACTTCCAGTGTTCTTCTTCCAACGGCATTGGACTTGTTGCCCTCAACAACTGTGATAGTGTTACCGTCGCAGCTTTCTACAACGCCCACATGGTCTGAACTGCCTGTGCAGTCACCAGCGCCGTTGTCGTCCCAGTCATAATAGATATAGTCGCCCGGTTCCGGCACCTTTGCGTCATTCTCGCACCAGCGCCCCATCTGCTGCCACAACTTAATCTGGCGGTCACAGCTGCACTCCGTAGGGATAATGTCTGTGTAGCCCGCTTCAATGGCAATCTTTGAACCAAAGGTTGCACACCATGCGTCACGGTATGTCACTTTGTACCCCTGCGCTAACGGCTTGTGGTTGTTGTAGGCGTCAATGATTGCGTGGTGTGCTGCTGTACCCTCTTTCACTCCCACATACGCTGCCGCCCTTGCTGCAAATTTCTTTCTTACTTCTGATACATTCATATTGCTTGTACCTCCATTCTTTTTATTGCTAACGGCTCCGGCTGCGTACTGGTCATAGTATTTCTGCCCATATCCTGCACGCTTTGTCTTCACCGTGTCGCTCTGGTCTGCCGGGCGCTCAAACTGTGTCAGCACTGCATTTGAAGCAGCAGTGACGGTCTGTGCGCTCTTTAATACTGACAGTGTGGCTTTGTAGCCCTCTGTCAATTCTTTCATAAGGAACCCCAGCTGTGTTTCAAGGTCGCCAATAGACTTCTTGGCTACTTTTGCATATTCCAGCAAAGCGGCTTTTCTGGTGTGGTATGTCCACTGCGCCAGTCCATAGCCTGCGCCGTCCCTTGCAAAGTTTCCATAGCTGCCGTTGTCCACGGCTGCTGTGTAGCTTGTGTCAGTGTGCCCCAGCTTCTTTTCATAGCTGTTCTGCAAGTTCTGCGGGTTCAGCCCGCTTTCTGCATATAAGTTCCCCATCAATCCGGCTGCCCCACAACTGGACAGCCCTTTTGATTTCAGAAAATTCCAAATCTTTTCTGGTGTTGTTTCTCCTATTAGTCCCATGTCTTATACCTCCCCTGCACTACTGCGTCATACTTGAAAAGTCAGACAGCGTGCCGGACAACTCCGGGTATGCAGCTTTGATTTTCAGCAGGTTTTCTGCCTTTGCTTTCCAGCAATAGAACGCTACTGCGGCGGCAGTTACCCCGCCAACGAACGTCAAAAGGACTGATAACTGGTAAAAATCCTTTGTGACTACCACCCACACGCCCACGGCAAATGCTATGTAGTAAGTCGCCAGAATTGAAAAGATAATGATTTTTGTTGCGCTGGTCTTTCTTTCCGGGTGTTCCTGCAACTCTTCTTTTCTCTTCTTCCTGCGCTGTCTGAAATACTGTAAATTCCATAAAAAAAGCACTGCTAATGCCAGTGCAAATCCAATGATAAAAAATATTAAACTTTTCATGTTGCTGTTTTGTACCTCCTATGGTTCTTCTTCCGGCTTTGTCAAAGCAAAGTCGTTTGTGCGCATACATTCTTTGTAAATATCCACTATGTACTCATGCGCAACGTCAACTTGTCCGTTTGTCAACTTGTGGTCCTTAATATACTTGTCATACTTCGCCAATGTATCAATAACATGGTCAAACTCTTCTTTTGTATGGCGTTCATGGTTTATGCAACTGCTCTGGAATGATAGTATCTCCGTGCGCCAGCTATCAACCTTGTGTTCTATAAAGTCATTTTCAAGCTGGTTCAGCTGCTCTTTCAAGTCGTGGTTCATAAGATTTCCCAGCTGTTTAATCAACCAGCGAACGGGCTGTATTTTAATTCCCGGCGTTAAGTCAATAACAATCCCAATCCCCGCAAGCCATACAATAGCTTTTTGCACCATGTCCCAGACGTCCGCTGGGTTAAGCGTCTGCATTGCTTCCACTGTCCGTCACCTCCTTTTCTTCTGGCTGCTTGATGTAATCATCAGTGCTGCCGTAATATCCGCAGAATAGACCGCATTTACTTGCTGGCTTCTTCTTCGGCTCTGGATATGGCTTGCCCATTTCCTGCAAGTACAGTTCGTTTAGGCTCTGGCGCATACCGTAGCTGTTGAAATGCTGTAATATGCCCCGGTATGAAGCAACGGACCTATCCAGTGTATCTTTGTCAATCTCTCCTGCGTGATATGCTGCAAACATATATTTCAATCTACGTTTCAGCTTCTTTGCCGTCTTCTTGCGCAATTTTATGTGTGTTGACCAAATGCGGAACCCTACAAACTCAATGCCCATGCTGGTTGGTCTTATGCAGGTTTTCTTGTTAAGCTGCAACCGCAGTTCTTTTCCCAGAAAGTCCGCAATTTTGTTCTTTATCTTTTCCAGATACTTTTTATCTTGGTGCAAAATTATAATGTCGTCCATGTAACGTATGTAATAACGCAGGTGCAATTTGTGTTTGCAGAACTGGTCAAGTTCATTCAAATACAAATTTGCAAACATTTGTGAAGTCAGATTGCCAATAGGCAGCCCAACTTCTCCCAGCAATTCATCAAATGCCACGTCGCCAATATCTGCGCCCAGCGGCAGACCAAAGTTTGTGTCTTCGCAGTTTATAATTACTGACAAGACGTGCAACAAATCTTTATCAGCAATCTTTTTCCGCAAAATGTCCATCAATACTTCATGGTCTATCCGGTAAAAATACTTTGCAATATCCAGTTTCAAATAATAGAAACGCTGCGGCTTCCGGTCTGTCTGCTTCAACCAGTTATGCAGGCGGTTGACTGCTTTGTGTGTTCCCTTTCCTACTCTGCAAGCGTAGCTGTCATGTATGAACTGCTTTTCAAAATACGGGTTTAGCTGGCTATATATAGCGTGCTGTGCCACCCGGTCTTTGAATTGCAATGACATAATCATGCGTTTTTTCGGTTCGTAAACATAAAATATGTTGTAGCGCCCCACGGTGTAGGTCTGCCAGATAAATTCATTCTGTAATTCAATCAAGTTTTCTTCCAGCTTATCCGTGTACGCCATCACATCTGGTCTGTACCTCTTGCACTTTATCCCGGCTTTATACGCATTGAAGAGATTTTCAAAGTCATAAATTATAGGGAAAATGTTTTTGATTTTGTGCAATTCCCTTTTCCCTCCTGTTGTTAAAATTTCGCCGTACAAATCAAACTGCGGTTCTTCCGCAGCTCAAACGTGATATATGCATTCAGTGCCAGTGTTTCCGGCTCTGACTTTCAGCCTGCGGCTTACTAACTATCTTTACGGCAATTCAATATTTTTCCTACGGTTCCCGGCTGGCAACCTTTGGAATGGAAATAAACCCCTTTAACCCAAACGCACTGGACGTGCCCACTTGTGAACACGACTGCTGGCAGAAATGGGGTGAAGCGGAACGGAACGACACATTGTTGTTGACGTTAGAACGAGGGTTGTTCAAGTTCAGCGCACCAGCACCACCATTGGAAGTGTTGTTGAAACTCGAACCCCGGATAGGCACGGCAAGTCCTCTATTAACGGCTTATTCCCATAATATAAAAAGCAGGTGTTACCCTGCTATTTACCATTGCTTTTATTTGCAGCACCGCCGTTTCCAGCCGTGCTGCCGTTCAGTGATTTATAATACCCGCCAATCATGCACCCTATTTCATTTATCTTTCTTGACAATATTTCATATTTGCGTATTGGCAAGCATGGTTTCTTGTCTGGGTGCAACTGCTGGTCTGCCGCAAGCCTTACAAGGTGCCGCAGGACGTCCAATTGGTCGTCAAGTTCTCCCAGCGTCGTTTTCTTGTAGTGTTTGTTTTCAAGGTGTATCACTAATTCAAACACTTGCAGTATTGCTTCCCGTATATGGTCCGCAAGTTTTCTGTCGCTCTTTGGGAATTGTTCTAATGCTGGGTACGCATATAAAAGCATTTCATATACTTTATTTTTCATTTTGAAATCTTCTTGTGTTGCATTGTCCCGCACGTTATCCAGTTGCGGCAGTTGTTCTGCTGTATTTTCTGGCATTTCTTAAACCACCTTTACTTTAGTTTCAAAATAGGGGGCTTACTGCCGTAAGCCCCACAGTATAACAGTTCCCAGTTTCCAGTTATTCCACAAAAGCGGAACGGAACGACACAAGGTTGCCGACGAAAGAACGAGGGTTGTACAAGCTCAGCGCACCAGCACCACCATCGGAAGTGTTGTGGAAACACGAACCCCGGACAGGCAGTCTTTCGCCGTTGTTTCTTGCCCAAAATCTACCCGGCGTTGTCTGCGCACTGTCCGGAAATAACCCTGCTGCAATTAAAATCTGTGGAATACTTACGCCGCTTGCTGCCTTTACGTCCTTGAAAGGCTGGCTTGTATCGTTGCTGTCGGTTGTCTGTGTTGTAACTGACGTGTTAATGCGCAGTGTTGCGTCACTGGCGCTGGTTCTGTCAATCTTTAATGTTCCAACCGTTCCCGGTGCAACAAGTGTGCCGTCCGGCTTAATTGCTTTCCACTCTGTACTATTTGCACCCATGTTGCAATCAGACTTCATGGCGTTTCCGTATGGTATAATCTGGATTTCACCATCTACGCAGCGCAGACCAGATACCCACTCCCAGCAGTTGCCGCAAAGGTCAGCAATTCCAGCCGGGCTGCCGTCGTGGTTCCAAGTTACCGGACCAGAACCAGTTGCAGTTCTGCCACCGCCGTGTGAACCGTCAATATATGTGTTGATACCCTTTTCATAGCCCTTTTCATAGCTTCTGTCCCAGTTTGTGTTTCCACGGGGCGTGAAGCCGTTTTTCATACACCAAAGGTTGATTGCGGCAAATACGCCGTTCTGGTTAAGGTGCCAGCCCTCACCCTTTCTGCGGCATACTGCAAGTGCTGTGTCAAAGTTAATGTATGCTTTAGGGTCTTTCAGTGCTAAAGAGTACGCACGGTCATTGACTACGGTGTTAATGTACTTAGACACCCAGATAACTTCTTTCTCTACCCCGTCAATTTTCCACCACGGTAATACTTCCTGTGTGCCGCCTGTGATTAAGTCGGAATATTTCATTTTTGGAATACCCACCATAATTGACGGCATACCCAAATCATCAAACTTTACTGCATTGTTGCCGCCAAAGGAAGCAACCGCCATGCTTAAATCATCAAAATTAGACATAATGTTTTATACCTCCAATCCCCAAAGAATAAGTGTGCAAAGCGACATATCAAACGGGATAGGCACCGGGATTTCCTTTGGCTCTCCGTTTTCGTCCTCTCCGTCTTCGATAACGTCATAACGTCTGGCAGGAATAACAATCTGCGCAGCGTACTTCTGCGCCTTGCCGCCAGTTCCAATCACCACGCCGTCTTCTTCGTCAATGCAAATGTCCAGTGATACTTCATAATCTCTTTCACGGCTTGCAAGGTTGATTGTCAATTCATCATCACCAAAAGTGATTTTTTTACCGCCAGACAGTGCATATTCAATGTGTGTGCCCGGCGTCTTCTCAACTACGTTGATTTTATTAGTAGCCATAATACTTTTTACCTCCATTCTGACTTCTTGCAACTTCGTTGCTTCTTGCTGCGATAACTTCCGCTGCTTCTCTCTGTGCTGCTGTCCCGCTGCCCTGTACGCCAAAAGAACGCATTACAGCTTCTTCATGCTGTCTGCGTTCCTCTGTCTTAATAATCACGCCTGCTGCCATCAATAAAACCCGCCTTTCACATAGATTTTTACTGTCACGCTTTTTGCGCTTCCTGTGTGTGCCATCTTAAAGCCATTCAGCAACTTGTCTGAAATAACAATGTCACCCGGAAAACCGCCCGTATAGTCCACAATTTCTGCGTCCACGGTGTAGTCCATGTGGTTTCTTTCTGTTGCCAGTGCCACTGACTGTTGGGAATTATTGAACGGGTATGACTGCGTATTTTTCAAAGTCACTGTCTTTGTTTCGCCCTGCAAGTCTGCTATTGCCTGCTGGTGATGAACCGCTGAAAGTGCCATAAGCGCCGCCACCTCTGTTGCGTTTGAAATTCCATTTTCCATGTGGTTGAAATTGGTTGCGTTCTGCGGCGTTCCCTGCTGGATAATTTCGCCCTCAACTGGTGTGTGGGTGATTGTTCCATCATCATTCCTGCTTTCCGTGTATCTGTCTTCAAATTCAGTTACATGGTCCTGCCACAAAGTCTGTTCGTACATCTGTTACACCTCCTTTTCTGTGAAATCAAATGTAAAACGGTATAACACGCCCTCTTGCACATTCTTCAAGGGAATGTTCGCCGCTTTGTCTGCCCACAACTTATTGTTTTTGTTGTAAAGCTGCACCCGCTGCACAGTAGCGGTCCCGCTTACCTGCGGGGTAATCTGTACATATACAGCAACCCTGCCGTCTTTCAGACGTTCCCTGCGGTGTATCACCTTTTTTTCAGAAACGCCGTTGACCGTTACTTTTGCATAGGCAATGATGTTGTCAATGAAATCTTTAAAATCATTGATTGCGTCTGTTGTCAACATGGCTTTTCACCTCCTTTTATAGCTTCCGGGTGCTTCCACACGGCTTGACGCCGTATGAATACCCCATTGCCTGTGTGTTGGTTCCCACGGTGCCGCCCTGTGTCTTCTGCACCGTGCTTCTTTCTGGGACGGTTCCTGCTGCTGGAACCGTGAAGCCGTATGCTTCCACCGTGTCAGTCATTGTGACTGCTGCCCCGTCTGTTTGCCCTCTGGTGTTCCTCTGTGGCTCTTCTCCGGCTCTTATTCGTCCGGCTGGTGTATTTGTATACCCAAACACGTTCAATGCCGTGTCTGCGTCAATATGTGCTGTCTGCTGCGCAAATACAGTGTTTCTATATGGCACCGTGCCTGCTGCTGGTGCCGTGAATATGAACCCGGCTGCTTCTGTGCCCACAATGAATGTGTCCGCACCTATGCCGCCCCTTGTGTTCCTTTGCGGGTGTGTTCCGGCTTTTAGTCTTCCGGTCATTGGTGTTTTATACTTGAAATACTCACCGTGGGTGTATATGACCCCGTGGACTTGTCCTTGATAGGTTAATTCGTCCATGTGTGCTGATAATCTCTTGTACATTTTCACTGCCCGGATAATAGCTGCATAATCTGCCGTGATTTTCTGGTTTGTCACGTCAAGAATAATATGAAAGTGTCCGGGTTCTCCCTCATACTGGAACCACTCTTCAACTTCACTTTCTGGAAACAAGCTGCTCAGCGCTGTTTCAATGGCGTATTTCGTGCCCATCTTCTTATGAACCTTGACACTGTTTTTCACCAAATCCCGTTTCGCTTCCAGCGGGTAATTGTAGTCGTACCAGTCAACGTGCATATCGTATGCCAGAATGTCCACCAGTTCTTCCGGCAGTTCGTCAAATCTGGAATAAATCAAGACTGTGTCCATTATCCCAGAAGTGTCCAGAAGCGCAGCTGCCGTGGCGTTTGCCAGTGCAACCATTTTGGGGTCTTTCTTTAGCGCTTCCGGCAGGCACTCTGAATAATCGGCATTGTAAATTGTTTTAGACATTTTCAATACCTCCATTCAGAACGCTTTTGTTTCCCAGCTTTGCAACCTTTATATCATCAACAACCGTGAATACTGGCTTTCTGACTTCAACACGTTTCACTCCTGCTTCCATCAGCTTTGCTGTTAGGTATGACGGGTTAATATCCCGCCCCATTTTGCTTGTCTGCCATGTCACGTACTCTTCTACTGCCTGCGTTGCCGCTGCCGCAATAACTGTGGCGCTGGCTGCGTCTGGCTGTGGAATATAAAAAGTCACATCAATGTCAAATGCTACTGTTTCCGGTGCAGATACCGTCACTTTGTCTGTAAGCGGTCTAATGTCAGAAGCGTTTAAGGCGTCTTCAATCTCTTTTAGTACCCCGGACGTTGCCTGCTGTCCATTCTGCAAAAGCACCCGGACGTCTACAACGCAAGGTTCTGGGCTTGTCACTGCCACGTCTGCCACGGCTGGTGATACGCTCTTTGTCCAGTATATGTACCCGTTAATAGGACCCGCCGTGCTGAAACTCTCCATGCTCTCACGCATACGCTCATAGTAACTGGCGTCGTCCTCTTCTTCTGCGCCGCCGCTGGTCGCCGTGATGTTCTCTGCTTTCTGGTAGTAGTCGTATAGGTCAACCAGTTCTTTTACCTGCCCCGCTGCCAGATTATTTCCGACGTCGCCCGCTGTGGTGCAAATTCCCTCAACGTCCCCGTATGTCTGCCCGGCTTTTATTTCCAGATTTTCTTTTGTTTCAAATAAAATTGCACCATCAAAAGAAATTCTGGTGCCCGCAGGAATAATCACTGATTGTTTCTGTGCTTCTGAAATATAAAAACGGAACATTGCAGACGCTGGGCTTGCTGGCAGTCTTTCCAAGTCCTTGAATAATTCTGCCAAGCTGTCCAAGTATTCACCGTCTGCATAACGTGGCACGTTCTTTTTTGCCGTTTCATTGATAATGACACGCTGTTGCACAATGATATTTGCAACCCACGCAATAAAAAGCCTTTCCGGTGACGCTGGGTACACTTTGTACCGTTCACGCCCCGGCACCTGCTGCACAAAGTTTTCATATAGTGCAATCAAGTTGCTTTCTATTGTTTCCGTGTCGGTTTCCACAAAGTCAATGTCTGGGTATTTTCTGTCACTCATTGTCTGTTTCCACCTCCTCCAAATAAATAATAGGTATTGTGCGCCCTGTGGCTGCGTCATGTTCAAATGTAATGTCTGCAACCTGCGCCCGTGGTTCAAATTCTTCTATCTGGTCGTACAGATAGCCCACCAGTATATTTTCAACTACTGGCTGCGGTCTTCCGTATAGGCTGCCGGGCAAACCAAAATCACGGAACATAGGGCAGGAACCCTGCACCGTGTCCAGAATAACCGCAATATTTTGTATGACTGCTTGATGGTCATTTGCTGGTGCAAGGTCAATTTCTGTCAATAGTGACCCGTCGCCCCTTATCACGTCCATGTTTCATCACCTCTTTGGATATTCTTTTAGTGTCACGTCTGCTGTCGCAGCCCAGCAGTTGCCTTTGTTGTCATAGCGTTTCAATGTGCTGCTAACGCCTGTTATTACCCACTTATAAGAGCCGTATTTCTTGCCGCCTAAAACCAGTGTTGAAACATTGCCCTTGTTGCACATTTTGTTCAATTTCTTAATTTCATTTAGTGGGTTTGTTCCATGAAATACACTGAACGCCATTTTGAAACTGATTGTTCCGGGTTCCGGTCCTAAAAACTCCAATACGTCACGCTTAATGTGTCTATCGTGTGTTGCATACTTCGCAGACACTTTCCAGCTTAATTCATCAAAGGTGCGCACGGTGTTTTCTGAAACTGAAAAAACCAGACTTCCCAGACTTCCTATTTTTGCCATGCTCTACACCTCCCCAATTATGAAGCCGTCGCCGTCGCCGTCTGGAACCATTATGCAAAGCACCATATCATTGACGCCCGGCGTCCACTCTGTCACAAATGCTTCATGGTTGTGACTTACTTCCTTTAACATTTGCCCGTTGTAGTCATATTTCAGTGTTGTTTTTGCTGTCTGCCCCTCTGCCCCGCTTTCCATTGCTGGCACAACGTACACTGGGCGTTTTATAATTCTTAAATCACCGGAAGTGATACCGCCTTTGTCTTTGAACTTCACACGGGCTGTCATTTTGCTGGCGTTCACACTCTGCACGGTGCCAAGCCGCACTATGTTTTTTAACTCTGTCATGTCTGCCATTAGTAGCCCTCCAATACCTGTTGTAATTCAATCTGTGTTGTATATCCTCCCGTCAATTTGTGGGTCGCTTTGGTAATCTTGTACTTTCTGTCAAACTTCTGGAAGCCTTTTAATTTAACTGTGGCACCTGCCACCAGCTGCACATCACCAAGCATTGTGAAACTTGCTGTAAACTGCTGTGTGTTCTTTTCACGTAGCCGTTTTTTTGCCAGTTCGTATGCTTCATTTGTGCTTCTGACCTTTTCGTTGACTTCAAGTGTTTGCCCGGTTCCCTCTGTGCTGTCTGCCGTGTATGTGCTTTCAATCGTTTCTTTGCTGTCCGGGTCCGTATACGAAACATGGCAGCTGGTGTATGCTGTATCATGCAGGCTTGTTCCCAGCTTGTATGAAATATAATCACCGCTGCCATATTTTATGGTTTTTATAGGTGGCTTGCTGTCATACTCTGCGGCGTCATAGATAACCACATTCATTGTGGTTACTTTCAGCGCAAGCCCTGCCGCTTTGCATAATTTCTGCAAAAACACAATGTCTGACGTCTGTACCTGCTCTTTTCTTTTGTACTTCGGTATGTTGTCCGCAATGTACATCAGTTTCAAGTTGCTTTCAGACGCTATCTGTTCTGCAATCACTTTCAAATTGGTGTTTTCCCACGCCTTTGATTTTCTTTCTACTCTCATTTTGGAAGTATAAGGAATTGACGTGCCCTTTAGTGTGATTTTTGTTGGCGGTCCGCTGGCGTCTACGCTGTCCAGTTCAAATGTCCCGCAGTCCAGCACGGCGTCTTTGCCGTTATCGTGCCAGTTCTTCTGGACAATCGTTGCTGTTATCAATTTAGGGTCAGACACTTTCTTTGTTGTTTCTTTCGTTTCTGTGACCGTCTGTGTTGCTGTACCGCCCGTTGTGATTTTGAAAACCTGCCCCGGATATATTAAGTTAGGGTTTTTAATATTGTTTTCAGAAGCAATCTGCGGGTATTTTGTACCGCTTCCCAGATACTTTTTTGCAATAGCCCAAAGCGTATCACCTTTTTTGACCACATAATTGACAACGCTTGCAGCTTCAACCTGCTTTTGCACCGTCGTTGTGGTCTTAATGAAAGTCGGCTTTACTTCCAGCCAGCTTCCCAGCCACTTTCTTTCTCTATCATCAAACGCAAGCTGCAAATCGTCTGCGTTATCTTCGTCTTCATCAGTGAAAGTAAGGCTGCTTAAATATTTATTTATATC